GAAGAACATGAAAGACAAGAAAGACTTAAACGAACTTCGTAAGGTGCTTGAAGCAAGACCAAATGACCCGAATATTCAAAGGTTACTGGCTGACTTAGACAGTCCAGCTTATTCTTTCCGCATGAAGCGCCTAGAGCGTTTGAGTGATGATTTAGACCGTATGCGTGAATCTATCTACCATTCGGAGAAGACGGGCTCAGACGCCTTTTATAGCGATCTGATGAAGGATAGCTACTACAAGGCTACCTTTGACTTGCAACAGCAGACTGGATTCGCTTATAGTTTCTCTAATCTCCCTGAAACTGAAATCAAGCGCCTAAAGGCTCTTAAATGGACAGGAGAGGGCTATTCGGATAGGATATGGTCAAATACCGGGGCGCTCGCTTCAAGTGTAAAAGACGAGCTCCTGATAAGTCTCATGACTGGCCGAAGCGTAAGAGACACATCTCAAGCAATCGCTGAACGGTTCGGAGCAGGTCAAAACAACGCAAGGCGTTTAATTCGTACTGAGTCAGCATTTTTTCATAACCAAATGGAACTGCTTAGCTATGAAGAAGCAGACATAGAGAAGTATATCTTTGTGGCCGTCTTAGACAAGCGTACATCACGCATTTGCCAAGAGCATGACAATCAGGTCTATGATAGGGATAAGGCGACCCCTAGTGTCAATTATCCGCCTATGCATCCGTGGTGCAGGTCTACTACTGTCGCATACGATGAGGATGCAGACTACAGCAAGTTGAAGCGCAGAGCAAGGAATCCAGAGACAGGTAAAGTTGAGTACGTGCCTGCCGATATGACTTATAAAGAGTGGTATAGCAAGTATGTGGCAGAACCACGAGAACGAGAGCTAAGCGGTAGGCAATTTGGAGCGAATCTGGACTATGTACGAAGTGATAAATTTGTTGATAAATTAAAAAATCATCCAAAGACTTCACATCTATCCGAACCTATCGCAAGAGTTTCAAGACAGATATTGCAGCATAGAAACGGAACTCCATTTGAAGATTACTATTTGCTTAATGCAGACACAGGTAGAGTTGTTGCGCTATCAAATAAATCCAGAAAGACAAAAGGTGTAGTTTATAATGACCAAGTCAGAAGGGCTTTTAAAGAACAATCTGAACAAAGTCTTATTTCGATTCACAATCATCCGTCTGGCTATCCTCCATCGCTCAGTGACTTTGCCTCGCTACAACAACGGAGTAAAAACAATACTGTAAAATATGGTCTGACTATAGGGCATGATGGAAGTGTATATTGGTATTCAAAACCTAATAAACGGATACATAAAAAAGCTAATCAAGAATATGAGAATTTGATTGAAAAAATGATTAAATTAGGTTATACTGAAGTAAAAGCACAGGAAAAAACATTGACATTGTTTGCTGAAAAGTACGACTTTACTTTTGAAAGGATTGATTAGTTATGCCTTATACTTTGACAAAGGAAGAAGAGAAGTTTTGGCTTTCTCAACCCGATGAGATTACTATCCCTCCTATTGAGGAAATAGAAAAAAAATACGCAAGGGTAAGCGATGAAGAATTATGGCAAAGTATTCAGGATACTATTGCTAATTTATAACAATTAAGCACCTAGAGAAATCTAAGTACTTTTTTCATGCTCAGAAAGGATTGAAGAAATGAAATACCGTAAAAAACCTGTAGTAATTGAGGCGGTTCAACTTAATGAACGTTGTTTGATTGAAGAAGATTGGTTTTGGGACGCAGTGACAAGGAATGAGATTATCGTTCACGATAATGGCAAGTGGAATAAAAGTCCCGCATGGTGTGAGATTAAAACACTTGAGGGAGTCATGGTCGCAAAAACAGGCGATTATATTATCAAAGGCGTGCAAGGTGAATTTTATCCATGCAAACCTGACATCTTTAAAGAAACATACGAAAAAGTAGAGGAGTAAAGACATGTTTATATGGGATTGGGTATCAATCGCCTTTGGGTGGTTGGTATTTTTGTTGTTAATATTTATTATTATGGCCGTAATCAGCGGAATAATTGAAGGTGTAAAGAAAGGAACTAAAAATGGAAGATTGGAAAGAACGCTTTAAAAAAGAATACTACGATTTGAGAGAACGATTCCAAAAGTTAGATATGATGATTGGAAAATACGAAAAAGGGCAACTTGAGTTTGAACCTAAATGTCCTATCGATTTGTTAAAGAGGCAACGTTCGGTTATGTGGGATTACCTTTCAACTCTAGAACAGCGTGCAAAAATTGAAGAAATTAAACTATAAAATCTAACCGCATCGAAATCGAGGCGGTTTTTATATTGTCCAAGCATTGAAGACACTAAAAGCTATGGAAATTACAGTCGGGGACGACTTTAAAAATAGGAGGTTCGCAATGAACGAAGAAACACGAACAGTCGAAACGGTTGAAGAGCAAAAGGTACCTGCAGAACCTACAGAGCAACCGCAAGACGAAAAGAAGTACACAGACGCAGACGTGAATGCGATTATTGATCGTAAGTTTGCTAAGTGGAAATCAGAGCAAGAAGCTAAAGAGAACGAAGCTAAAAAGCTTGCTAAGATGAACGCTGATGAGAAACAGAAATATCAGTTGGATCAGCGTGAGCAAGAATTGGCTGACCGTGAAAAGGCTATTGCTCGCAAGGAATTGACCGCAGAAGCTAAAGCAATGCTAAGTGAACGTGACTTACCTGTTGAGTTAGTAAATGTGGTTGATTTGACAAGCGCAGAGACTGTATCTGAATCTATTACCTCTATCCAAAAAGCATGGGAAGAGTCAGTTCAGAAGGGAGTTTCTGAGCGTATGAAAGGTAGTGCGCCTATCAAAAACGCACAAACAATCCAGCAAGAAGTCACGGAAAAATGGCGTAAAGACTTCTTGTAATAAAAGAAAAGAGGAAAAATAAATGGCATTTGAAGAATTAAACACAGCAGAATCACGCAAGAAGCATCTAGGGATTATTGAGGATGTACTTGCAGTAAATTCATATTCAACACCACTTGTAACATCAAGCGATGCAGTAACTTTGCAAGGTCGCTCTTTTACAGTAGCAACTGGTAACACAACAGAGCTAAAAGACTACAAACGTAACAAAGACAACGAATTTGACCACGTTGAAGTTGAAGAAAAGGTTTATACCCTTGATGAAGAAAAATATTGGGGTCGTTTCGTAGATCAATTGGACGAACGTGACTCTAATGGTCAAGTAAATATCAATTATGTTATTGCACGTCAAGCAGCAGAAGTAGTAGCTCCATATCTTGATGAACTACGTTTTGGTGCAGCGCTAGGCAACGTAAGTGACAACGTGGTTATGGGCAAAGAAGCAGGAGCTAACAACGCCTACAATGCAATTCTTGATGTTTCTGAAAAACTTGATGAGCTTGGAATTACAAAAGAGCGTTTGCTTTTTGTAACACCAAAATTCTACAAAGCGATCAAGTCTGAAATCGTTCGTCTACCACATGGTGACGCAGATAAGAAAGTCCTTGGAAAAGGATATGTTGGTGAATTAGATGACTACACAGTCTACAAAGTACCTTCTAAATTCTTGAAAGGTGTTAATGCCCTTGCTACTGCTCCAGGTGTTGTCACATCTCCAGTGCAAGTTGATAATACTAAGTACAACGATAACATTCCAGGTCGTTTTGGTGAATTGGTAGAGCAATTGCTTTACACCGGTGCATTTGTTCTTGAACACTTCAAAAAATACATCATTACTATCGCAGACTCTAAGCCTGCTGCTAAAGGATCAGCACAAGGTAAAGTTGTAAACCGTGCCAAAGCGTGGAAGACTGGAACAACCTACAAAGAAGGTGACACAGTAACGCATGAAGACAAAGTTTATGTTGCAATCAAAGAAATCACGAGCTCTACGACTGCACCAGACTCTGACTCAGCTAACTGGAAAGAAAAAACTGGTAAGAAATAGGTCTTAGTTATGAAATTTAAAATCAAACAAGATTTCTATGATTGGAAATCAAATGTGAAACGACTGGCAGGGGAGGAACTTGAGATTACTGAGGAGCGTTATGCTGAACTGACTGACAATTTTGCCAGCAATGGTGTCGCTATCTCAGATGTTCTCGAGGAAATCCTCCCTGAACCTAAGTTCCTAGAAGAGGATTGATATGTCTATAGAGTTGCTGAAGAAAATGACAGGCGAAGAAGATACTCAGCTTCTCATGTTGCTCCAAATGAGGGCTACAAATCTTATCTTGTCAGAGACTAATCGCACATCTTTGACACCTGCTTTAAGTCTTTTAATACCTGAGGTTGCTATCGAGCTCCACAACCGCTCAGGAGCGGAAGGAGAGCACTCTAGGACCGAGGGTGGTATAGCAGTAGTCTACGGAGAAAACGGCCTGTCTACGGGTCTTCTACAGCGTATCCGCATGCACAGACTAGCAAGGGTGGCAGGCCATGTTTTTGAAGCAGAGTAGACTGAAACCTTATCCAATGCGACGGTTTGAAAAGACTGTTACAGAGGAAGGTGTCGCAAAAGAAGGATATGCCAAGGAAGCTGAGACAGTCCGCCTTGAATTGTGGCCAGCTAGTAGCAAGTTACAATCTGAGCTGTATGGTGAGCGTGTCAACGACATTTTGAACGCAAATGCCAACAAGTCAGCTACTATCAAAGTGAAGGATGGTGTGTGTATCGATAGCCAGACGGAAGTGACTCATAAGGTTATTTCTAAAAAGGTTTACACACACCATCAAGTTTTGGAGTTGGAACGTGTCAGAGCTACTAGGGGCAGATAGACTTATAGCTAAGTTCAGAAAGTTGTCAGATGTTGCGCAACGGGATATTGTTTCAAAGGCGGTTCATCATGCAGCCAAAACCATTGTCCAAGCTGATGCTAAAAGACTTGCACCAGGTAACAATGGAGAACTTAGAAATAGTATCAAGACTAGGGTTAAAATGGATGGAGATAAGGCTATAGGCGAGGTTTACACCAACCTACACTATGCTCCTTACGTTGAGTTTGGAACAGGACCAAAAGGGCAAGCTAGCCATTCGGGTATATCGCCAGAGGTCAGCGTGTCTTATCGGTCTAGCCCGTGGTATGTGCATGAAGACCAGATAGATATAGGACCTTACCACTTTCAAAAGATTGGGGAGTTCTACAAGATGTATGGTCAACCTGCTCAGCCTTATCTTTATCCAGCTTTGAGAGACAATCAAGAGCGTGTGTCTAAGAATATTTCGAATTATGTGCGTAGAAAGATAAGAGAACAAATACAATGATCAATATCAAGCCTGTTATTTATAAAGAATTGCAAAAGGTCGCAGATAATGTGACTGATACTTATCCTAGCGATTGGGAGACTTTCCCAGTCGTTATTTTTTTAGAAGAACAAAACAAGCCAGGAGATTGGTTTGACAACAAGGAACAAAAATCTTCTATCCGCTACAAGGTGGATATCTTTGATGATACCAGCACTAGTGAGTTAGCTGTTAAAATCAATCAGATTTTTGAGTCTTTAGGTTTACGAAGAACAGACTGCCAAGACGTGCCAGACCCGTCTCATTTGAGACATAAAGTCATGCGTTTTGAAGGTGTTGTTGACTTACACTCAGAGCTTGTTTTTCAATTTAGAATGGAGAATTAAAACATATGTTAGCAAACGGAATTACGTTGTCTTATAGAAAAACAGAAGGTAGCTATACTAAGCTTGTAGGACTTAAAGAAGTACCAGAGTTTGGTATCGAACCTGAAAAAGTAGAGAACACTACTCTTGAAGATAAAGTTAAGAAGTATGAGTTCGGTATCGGTGACGCAGGGGAATTGGAATACAAATTCTCTTACAAGAACGATAATGAAAACGCACCTTATCGTGTATTGCGTAAAGCCGCAGACAATAAGGAAAAACTCCAATTTGAACAAGCTTACCCTGACGGTACTAAGGTCAATTTTGAAGGCCAAGTATCTGTTAAGCTTGGCGGTGGCGGTGTCAATGCCGTTATCGAGTTCACACTTAAGATTGCATTGCAGTCTGAATTGACATTCGTTGATGGAATTGGAGGTTAATTAAATGGCGTTAAAATACACAACTTGGAAAGTTACTGATGAAAAAGAGTTGAAGCTACGTTTGACATCTCATCAGGCAGCGACCGTGGAAGAAAAAATCGGCATGAACTTGCTAAAGATTTTCATGCCTGAAGCTGGCGAAGAGTTCACTTTACCGCCTTTGAAAGTTATGTTGTTGTTAGTTCACGGAGCCTTGCAGCAGTATGAACATGGGTATTCCTTTGAGGATGTCTATGATCTATACGATGAATATGTGGATAACGGCGGAGACCAAACAACCTTCATGACAGAGGTTTTAATGCCACTCTTTGAAGTATCGGGTTTTACTCCACGAGGAAGCAAGGCCAAGAAAACTTCCAAGAAGAAAATGACAGTAGTCGAGTAATCTTGACAGTAACGCAGATTATTGAGAGGCTTTATCCTATGTTTTTAGACATCGGGGGTAAGCCTCTTGATTTTTGGGATTTGACGGTGCTTGAAATCAGGGAAATGATAGAAAGCTACAACCGTGTCAAAACCCAAGAGCGTAAAGAAAAGATTATTGACTCTTATAGACTTTCGCAGATGATATCCAACCAAGTTTCCTTATTGTTATCTAAAGATGCCAAGGTCTTTGAGTTCTGGGAATATGCGCCTGAGTTGTTTGTAGAAGAACAACAAGCGGTAGAACAGGAACGACAGAGACAAGCGCTTTTGTTGCATAAGGAACGGATGCGTGATTTTGCAGAGAGACACAATCGCAAAAGAAAGGAGGAAATGAATGGCAACTCTTGACGAATTAAAAGTCATGATTGACGCTGAGATAGCACCTTTCAGGAAGAAGATGAAAGAAGTCGAGAATCAGGTCAAGGGAACATCTGATCAAGTGAAGAATGCTACTGCCAAAGTTCGTGAACAGTCGAACTCTATCGGTAGTGCGTTTGGCAAGCTAGCTAAGTTCGCTGGTTTTGCAATTCTTGGTAAGAAATTGCTTGATGTTGGGATGTATTCAGCGCAGACGGCTCTTGAAGTATCAGCGTCTATGAACCAAATCAAGCGACAGATGGGCGAGAGTTCGCAGTCTTTCTTAAAATGGGTTAACGATAACGCCAACGCTATGAATATGGGTGTGGGTGAGGCGACCAACTATGGTGCAGTCTACTCAAACCTATTTTCTGGATTTATCAAAGACACCAACAAGCTAAGCGCCTATACTGCTAAGATGTTGCAGACATCGGCAGTTATTGCTGAAGGTTCAGGGCGTAGCATTACAGATGTTATGGAGCGGATTCGCTCAGGTTTACTAGGGAACACCGAAGCAATTGAGGACCTAGGAATCAACGTCAATGTAGCTATGATTGAGTCTACTGAAGCTTTTAAGAAGTTCGCAAACGGGCAGAGCTGGCAACAATTGGACTACCAAACCCAGCAACAAATCCGTCTTATGGCTATCCTGGAACAAGCTACTGCTAAGTATGGAGATACTTTATCCAACTCAGTCAACGGCAGTATCAGCCTATTTAAGTCGCTGATGAAAGATAGTGCATTGAATCTAGGTAATGCTATGTTACCGATTATCA